TTCACTTTAAAATCGGAGGTCAAATAACGGCAGCCAATAACGAAACGATTGAATTTCACGTAATGAGTGCATCGACGATTTTAGCCGATTCCAGTATTATTACGTTGCCAAATATTTCGGCAATAGCGTGGGAAATCGAACTCGATTTTACAATTAGGGCTATCGGTACGGCTGGAGTTGCTGAAATAGTTACAACTGGATCATTTGCGTACAACAAAAACGCATCCAATGCCATCGAGGGGGAAAACTTTTTCGACTTAAATAACACTACATTCGACACCACGATTTCGAATACTTTGGTAATCAAATGTGCGTGGGGATCAACGAACCCGACCAATTCAATCAAAAGCCGTCAGGGTTACTTACTCAAAATCATGTAAAAAATGTGCGACTGTTTACAACTTGAATTTCATTTAATCGAGGATCCAGCGCCGAGTACAAATGAAACCCTTTTTGCAACTGGAACTTTAAACGGTTACAATACGTACGAATTCACTTACGACGGTGTTACGTATTACATTTGGCACAATACAACGGACGACTGGTCGGTTACAACGGACGGCTACGGTGGAGTAATTCAGGTAACTGGAATAAAAGATACGGATCAAAGTTGCCCTATCGCATCGATTCCAGTTTGGTTACCGGGGGTTTTTGACGTGTTCACAACTTCCGAATGCTCGTTTGGGTGCAACTGTTTAAACGTGGTTATTCAAGGTAGCGAGGAGGGATCACCAACGTCGACGTATCAGGTTAATGCGGTAGGGGTTTTCAACGGTTACAATTATTACCAGTTTAATTATTTAGGAACGACGTATACGATTTACTGGAACGAATCAGTTTGGAATGTAGTTACGGACGGCGTTGGAGGTTCGGCGGTTGTGGCTTTGTGGGGCGAGGCGATTGATTGCCCTGCGACCACGAGTTGGGAATTAACGCCTTTTTTAGTATTGTTTCAAACCAGAACGTGCGGATGTGAAAAACGAGAGGATCGGATTTTCAAGGAATACGGATCAATTAAATTACCTGATATTTTTGTTGAGCAAAATCGAGGTTTAAAAGAATGTTGCTGTCGTCAATTGGTTTTGGCTTCAAATGAATCGGAATCGTGGAAAAATGACATAACGTCGGCATGGATTAAAGTAAGTTCAAACGACGATTTTTATTCCTTCAGTCTATTAAAAGACGGTTTGTCAACCAATTACACGCCAACGATAAACGAGTTCGTAAATGAACCGAACGCGGTTTATACGACGATTCATTGGAAGGACGTTTTGAATTCGGACGGGGCTGGATGCTACAAAATAATCGTTGAATTCACTTTGAGCGGTATCGCTGGTTCGTTTATTTGGGGCGAATATGAGTTAAAAGAATATAGCGTACAAACGGCACGAACAACGTCAAGGGTTCGAGCCATATTTAACGGTTATCAGGAAAATGAAGGTATCGACTTTACGGCTTCGAATGTGGAAAGTACGCATCGTTTCCACGGATTTATAGGCAATATGCAACCGAATACGGAAATCGACAATTTGATTTTTAATAACCGTGAAATGAAACGGGTAATTCGTGAAAATTTACGCGATTACGAAATCAATACCGACCCGGAGGATGAGTGCATTATTCGACCTTTACATGAATTGTATTTACTGAGTGAAAATGAACTATTCATTTCGGATTATAACGCTTTCAATCATTCGTATCGTTATTTGGACGTTCCAGTTATTTTAAAGGAAAGCGCCAAAATAGAATACAAACAATACAGTCGAAAAGCGGTTTTGACGTGCAAAGTAGAGGATAAATTTAAACAAAATCGAACCTATTATAATGGATGAAAAACGAATATTTGACGAGGTTTTGGATTACGGGCTTTTGGGGGCTTTGGTTTTCGTACTGGGTTACGTGGTTTACAATTATTGGATGCGTGACCAAAACGAAATAAAGCGATTAAACGAACGTATTAACCAGTTGGAGGAGGAGAACATTATCCTAAAAGAAAAACTACGGGAAATCGATTAAAAACGGGGTAAAATGGACAAAATATATTTAAACAATAATTACATCGTGGTCGAAGTTGGGGGCGAAACCAGCGTTTTCCCTAAATTTTACGCCGCATATTACGAAACGTCAACGCATTTTTTCATTTCAAACGTAATCGGTCAATCCTATGTTCGAACGGTCAGTATTGAATTAGCGGATATTCCTAATTTTTACGATGAGGCTGGAGTAACGGCATACAATATAAACACGTTACGGGCTTTTTTACGTTTAAATACGGGTTTTAAGTCGCCCTCGGGAGGAAGCGGGGGCGTTTCAGATGGAAACAAAGGAGATATTACGGTATCTGGAGGGGGTGCGGTTTGGGATATTAACGCGCTGGCGGTTGACGATGCTAAAATTTCAGATGTTGACGCACTCAAAGTAACCACAAACCCAACAAAACGATTCGTAACGGATACTGATTTGACGGTTTTATCGAATACTTCAGGCACGAATTCAGGGGATGAAACAACGTCGAGCATAAAAACAAAACTCGGCGCGGCAACTGGATTACTGGACGGTTATTTAACGGCAAGCGACTGGGATATTTTCAACGGAAAACAGCCAGTTTTAATTTCGGGTACAAACATAAAAACGATTAACGGTTCGTCGGTTTTGGGCTCTGGAAATTTAACGGTTTCTGTAGGTTCGCCATCGTTGGGAATTGTAAACGGAACGAATGTAACTGGAACGACAGCGATGACAAAATCGGCATCGATATTAATCCCAGCGAACACGATTACCGTAAACTCAATTTTAGAAATCGAAGCCCGTGCAATCCGTGTTGTTAATACCGCTCATTCGTTTGTTTTTCAAATGTACATTAATACGTCGGATACTTTGACCGGAGCAACTTTGTTAGGAGTATTTAATAATATGACAACGAGTAACTGGTTTTCACAGGCTCGGAGGTCATTATTCATTGACCCAAGTACAAATACATTGACCTGCATAAATACTGGAACCACGGTTAACTCGGATTTTACATCCACGGGTGCAAACGGAAGCATTCCATTTGACGAGACACAAAACTATTATATAATTTTCGGGTTGCAACCTTCCAATACGGGAGCAACTGGAACAATTCAATATGCTTTTGCCAAAAAATATGAATGATATTACTAAAATTGTAGGAGGTTTTGAATACCAAAACCAAATATTCGAATTTATCGAAATTGACGGAATTCGTTACAATATAATAAGCGATTCGCAAGTCCACATATGCACGGATTTGGGGGTTATTTTGTTGGATTTATCGTGTACTATTAATGGAGGTCAATTCGACGATATTCACGAATTTATTAATTATTTGCTATGGTAAGAAAATACACGGATGCGCAACTTTTGAAGCGAGTAAAGGAACTCGGCTCGTTTAAAAAAATCCCCTCCAGTTATTGGATTTTGGGCGTACGTTCAAACGAGGACATTCCAAACGCTTTTGACGATAAATTTTACATATTTGAAGGCGAACGGTTTATAATGGTTTTATCCGGAACGACGAATCCGGGGGTTTCTATTCTCAAAAATCATTACAAATTTAATTCAGTTGGAGCGGCAATCGTTGCGGCTGATAACTGGTATTACGACCTTTGGATATTTGGAAAGCATCGAGGTAAAATCGATGCGTTGTTACAACTGGGTAACAAAATACTGGTTTACCGTGACGGCGATAAGGACAACAAAAGCGAGGAACTCGGCACTCCAAAATGGGGTTTTTATGGCATCAACTTTCATTTGAATTCACATGATATAAATTCGAACCAGATTAAAGGCGATATAAACGGTTGGTCGGCTGGATGTCAAGTTCCAAACGACCCTAAAAAATACCGTGCGGCAATGGAATTGTTTAAAAACCGACGAGAAAAATTTTCCTATTGTTTATTAAATGAATTCGAGCCGTAAGTAGAAATACGTACATTTGTAAAAAGGGCAAATAATAGGGCATGAAAAAAATATTTATATCGGGAAATTATATCGTTTTCAGCGTTAACGGTGCTGAATTAGATTATCCAAAATCGTTATGTTATTTCTTTACCGACCGTGATTATATTAGAGTGCGTAAAACGTACGGCGGTGAATTTCGTATTTTTAAAGCTGAGGTGGCAAGGGGTTTATGGTTCGAAGAGGACGGAACGACTCCATTTACCGAGGAAAGTTTGATTCAATTTTTAAGAAATAACACGGCGGCGATATGACAACGACACAGTTAATCGAAATCGTAAAGAAGCACGGGGCGATTGGCGTACTGTGTGCGTGGTTGGTTTGGACGAATGTACGTCTGGGAGCGGTCGAACAGAAACTATATCTTTGTTACGACCGTATTTTAACCGCTGAAATAACAACGGCAAAAGAAAACCATATAAAACCGAATGAGGTTTACGCCGTTTTACCAGAACAGATAAAAATAAGCCGTAAAAAGCACGGATAAAACCGAATAAATCGCGTATTTTAGCGATAAGTTCTCAATTCTTTCATTTTCTCGCAAGGCGAATCCTCAGTAAAAACAGGGGGTTCGCTTTTTTTTTACACGAAATCGTAAAAAATTAACAATTAACGCTTGCCAATAAAAAATAAAGTTTTACATTTGTGTATGTCAAACGAAAAAAAACGATTTATGTCAGAGCATACAAAATTATTAGGAAAGGCACTATTGACAGGAATAGTAATGAGCATTTTAATAGGTTTAATTGAAACAATTTTTTAGTCATGGAATGTAGAGAATGTAGAGGAAAGGGAATTATTGAAGCGTTTGTAGGTTGTTCAAAACCGGCTTCGATGTGTTGCGGTGGTTGCGTTCAGGATTTCGATTGCCACGTTTGCGACGGTTCTGGCGAAGTAATCGAAGGCGACGAAATAATCGACCGAATTATAACGGTATATGAAAAACTGGAGGTGCACCCAGTACGCCATGAAAAATGGATTGATTGCCTATTTAATGAGGCGAATGATTTAGCGGAGGATTTAGCACAATTTAAACTTTAAAAAAATGAAGGTATTATTTATTACATTGATTGGCGTCATTTTAGGCGCTGTAACAACGGGAAAAGCGACGTACTATGGTCAGCATTGGACAGGACGTTTAACGGCTTCAGGCGAGCGATTCAATGCCGATTCGTTAACCTGTGCGCATAAAACGTTGCCGTTCGGAACGGTATTGAAAGTAACGGATTTAAAATCTGGTAAAACTATCGAGGTCAAAGTTAACGACCGCCTTCCGAAATGGTCTGGAGTTTTAATCGATTTAACGTATGGAGCGGCAAAGGAAATGAACATGATTCGAAAGGGGGTTTTAACCGTCAGCATTGAAAAAGTAGGTACACGTAAAATTTATAAAAAATAAGAACATGACACGAGAACAAACGAACGCAACGATTGAGCGGTTTTTCAAAATCAATCCTAAAAAAATCGAGGAATATAACGAGCGAATTTCGCTTTATTTGTGGACTGAAAACAAGCGGTTCGATTTAGACTGGAACGCTTTAATCCCAATCGTAAAGGAAATTTTCGAAGACCCGCACGCAATAATGGCGCACGACGACTTGATGTGGGGATTAACCAAAGGAAAAATTTTGTACGTTTATTTTCATGTGGCGATGCACGTAATTAAGGAACAACGATGCTAAATTAAGGAACATTGACGTTTAATTAAGGAATAATTAACCAAAATTCAGGGTATGGAAAAGGGTAAAAATAGGGTGCCGATGATTCCGTTAATAACGATAATCGATTGGTGGGAAAAACAGAAAGTACATTGCGACCGAGGGGGTTCGTTTAATCTTGATTTGTACATTTCGATTTGTCGAGCGAAACAATTAAAACAAATGGAGGCATGAAACGACGCGATATTATGGACCGCCTCCAGTTGAACCGGTACGACATTACCGATGTTCTGGAAATATGCCCGTTTCATTTGTGGGAACTTCAGAGTAAAACCAGAACCCGCGAGTTAACGATGTGGCGGGATATTTGCATGATTTGGGTTTGGTTATCTGGGGAGTCAACGGTCGCCGCATCCAGACGGTTTAATCGAGACCATTCGACGCTAATTTATGCGATTCAAAAATTAAACGATACTCTGGACGGTTTCGGGTTCTGGGAGTTACGGGATATTTTGGAGCGTATAAAATACCAGATTCGATGCGAGGTTCAACAAACGCCCGATATTAACATAAATGAAATGGTTTCTTTGATATTGCTCGAAAATGAATTTCAGTATTTAATTGAACGAACTCAAAAAATGAAGGGATAATTTTTATATTTGTATCTGGTTCGGCTTCACATTATAGAACCTTAAAAAATTATTGACCCTGTTAATGAATTTGGAAGTGAAGCCCCAAAGGATTTAGCGGGGTTTTTTAATTTATTGATATGGACAGAAAAGCGTTTAAATTTTATCGAAGTTACTGGGAAATTGCGCAAGAATTAAACGACTCAGAGCGGTTGCAATTTTACGATGCGTTGCTGAAACGTCAATTTACTGGCGAGGAAAGCACGTTAACTGGATTAGCAAATTTCGCGTACATTTCCCAACGTCATTCGATTGATTTACAAATCGACGGGTATTTAGCACAATCGCAAAAAAAGAACCCTATTAAAGACCCTATGCAAGGGGGTGCGCAAGGGTGTACGCAAGCCCCTTCGATACAAGAGAAAGAGAAAGAGAAAGAGAAAGGAATAATTAATACCAGCGAATTCGAGCGATTTTGGTCGGCATTCGATAAAAAGGTTGACCGTAAAAAATGTTTTGATATTTGGGGAAGAATACCAGTAACAAAACGAAACCAAATAATCGATGCGGCAAATAAATATCGCATATCAACGCCAGAGGCACGATATCGCAAAAATCCGTTAACGTGGTTACGTGGGGAATGCTGGAACGATGAGCCAATTATAAACCTAAATACACAATCAAATGAGCAATTTAATGAACTTACAAAATCAATCCGGGAACAATATCCAAACGTCTGATAAAAAACAAGCGATTGCGGTAGCGGTTGCGGTGGCTTTTGAGCGAACAGGAACGAACCCGTTTCCAATTGAAAACATGCTAAACGATATCGTAAACGAATTTCAGGATTTGGACGCTGGGGAAATAATCAAAGCAATTCGTAACGGCGGTCTGGGAAAATACGGAAGGACGTATAAATTAACGACTCAAGAAATATGCGTTTGGATTCGTCAATACATTAATGACCGTAATTTGGCAAAATTTAATCCATTCGGTTAATATGAAAGGTTACGAAATTATCAAATCTGGAGACGTTTTGAACGGGTTACATAAATACCGAAAAACGTACAACGAAAAAGGGGTTTATTTGGGTTTTCAAAACGTACACGAATATTATTCCATGCAATTGGGAGGGGTTACGGATTGGACGGGTTATCCGATGAGCGGCAAAACGCAAGTTTTAATGGAGTTCCTTTTGAATACTTCGGAGGCTTACGGTTGGCGTCATTTGGTTTATTTTCCAGACGTCGGAAATGCGGTTGAAATCGTAGCGGATTTAATCCACAAGAAAACAGGAAAATCCTTTAACCCATTAAACCAGAACCATATTACGGAAATAGAAATAAATTCAACGCTTGACTGGGTATTATATCACTTTAAAATTTTGACGCGTCGAGATATGAAAGCGAAGTTAACCGCTATCGAGTTTTGGGATTACGCCGTTAAATTGAAAAACGATGAGGGGCTGGAAACGGCATCGATTGACAGCTGGAAGGATTTACAGCATGATTATTCGACGTTTGGAGGTTACGCCCAGTATTTAGAGTTCGTTTTGCCATACCGAAACCAGATTGCGGAGGATAACGATTTGCATTTGCATACGATAATTCACCCGAAATTGACTGAAAAAGAAAAAGACGGAACCAGAAAACCGCCCGTTCCATACGATTTAAAAGGGGGTTCGGAGTGGTTCAATTCAGGAAAGAGCATGATAACTGTCCATCGACCTTTTTTCGATGATAATCTGGTTCAATTGTTTTTCAATAAAATAAAACCGCGTTCAATTGGTAAAATCGGCGAAACCGAATTACGGTTTGATATCGAAAAATTCCGTTATTATTTCCTCGACCATTCAATACCGAACATTCATCGTAAAGTATATTCAAATCAAAATTAAAAACTATGGACGAAATCGACTTTTTACTGGCAAAGGGTTACGTTTGGGAAATTTCCAAATCGATGGAAATCGAAATCGAACGAATCCAGAAACATCGCCCAGAGGCGACAAACTACATTGAAGGAATGACCAAGCATATCGGACAAATGGAGCACGTAATGAAGTATATTTTATGGGCTAAACAATGCAACGCTGAATTTATGCGGAAGGCTTACGGTCTTTCGATTGAAAACGCTAAATTAACCGCTAAAATTAAGGTTCTGGAGGAAAAAAATAAACGTTTATTCGATGGAATATAAAAAAAAACGATGCAAAAATTGCGGGGAATTATTCGAAATTGTGCGGTTCAATCAAAAATACTGTTTTGAACCTAAATGCGTGGCTGTCTGGGTTCAAACTGAAAAACAGAAACAATGGAAACAACGTAAAACTAAATTGAAAAATGAACTTTTGGGCGTTCAAGACTGGGTAAAAATTGCGCAAGGCACGTTTAATAAATGGGTTAATTTGAGGGATGAGGGTTTACCTTGTATTTCGTGCCAGAAACCAATTAACGGAAGGGTAAACGCATCGCATTATTTCAACGCAAATAATCATTGGAACGTGCGATTTGACCCTGACAACGTGCATTCGTCATGTGTTCCATGTAATCAACATTTGAGCGGTAATTTACACGAATACCGAATCCAGTTAATAAAAAAAATCGGGCTTAAAAGGTTCGAGGAACTGGAAGAAAAAGCACGAATTACGAGGAAATTCACGGTCGATGAACTGAAACAAATTACGGACGTCTATAAAATTTTATGCAAATCGATTGGAAATAAAAAATAAAATTCTACATTTGTAGAAATCAAAAACGAGAAAAAATGAGAATGGTTAATTTTAATGGGAGCGTAGCGCATTTAGAGGCAAAAGGTTTGTCGAATGTATGGAAGGCGTACGCAAGTGAATGTGCAAGCGATGAAATAATCGAAATCGGTTTTAATCCAAACAGCGGTTACGTTTATATCGCTTTGGAAAATGGAATAACGATTGGTTCATGTATGGGGCAAAGCGTTGAATTTATCGTATCCGATTTTTATGCTGGGGATGAAAAATTTTACGATTCGTATTTTGACGCAATAAATCATTTGTAATTAATTACGGGGGTTGCGCATCCATAACGCAAAATAATTCCTAAAAAACGAGAAAATGGAATACAAAAAACGAGGTCCGAGACCGCAAACAATCAAAAAGTATTATGATTGTTTTAACGACATTCAATTTCAACTAAGGGTTAACGAATCCGTGTCATTGAGTGAAATAACCAGAAAGCACGAAGTAAGCAATTTCGTGGTAACGGCTTTAATTAAAACAAAAGCCATTGAAATAACTACAAAGGGTTACCGTTGGATTGCATCCGAACCAATGCCGAATGTTATTGCCAATGTTTTAACGTTTGTTTCTGAATACAACAAGCAAAAAGCCATTTACCGCCGTTCAATTGGTTTGAATTCCGAATCCGAACTAAACGAATCAGAGTATTTAACAAACCAACCTGAAGCGATATTTACGGTAAATAAACCAATTCAAAACGAAGTTACTCATGTAGTAAATGACCGAACGTTCGAAATATCAATGTTTGGCTTTTCAATCCTAAAAATTAAACGTTAATTAAAAACCAATATCATGCGAGAAAAGAGCAAAAGAACAGAACCAGTTAACGAGGTTAACGAACCAATCGAATCATTCGAGGACGCCATTCCAAAACCGCAATCGATTTATCATTCGATTTGGAAGATAAAAAAGGAACTGGGTAAAGTAACAAAGGGAAGCGATAACCCGTATTTTAAATCAAAATACGCCGATTTAAATACGATAATCGAAGCGATTGAACCTATTTTAATGAAGTACGACTTTATCTTATTACAGCCAATTGAAAACGGCGATGTGGTTAGTCGAGTTATTCAATGCGATACTGGGGAATTTATCGAAAGCCGATTACAGTTACCCATTATTTCCGACCCGCAAAAATTGATTGCGTGTTGTACTTATTTTCGTCGTGCGACCCTTCAATCGTTATTCTCGATGCAAGCGGTAGACGATGACGGAAACGCGGCTCGTGAAGGGGTTAACGAAACGCAAACGAACCCAGTTTACGAATTGAACGAAAAACAATTTCAGACAGCGTTAAATTACATCAAAACGGGTCAACGTACAAAGGACGATATCAAATCAAAGTACGCATTAACAACCGAACAATTAACCACAATAAACAATTTATAACATGAATCACGAATTTATCCCGAGAGCGTCGTCAATGGGCGCTCTTTTAACTGAAAATCGAAAAGTTAATTTAACCCAGAAACAAGTCGAGGAATTAAAGGAACTATCGAATAAAGTCAAGTTAACCGACAAACAAGCCGACCGATTAATGGAATTGCGTGCGAAAAGGGATGCCGTTCCAGAGTTGAGCGAAACCGCCAAATCTGAGGTTCAAAAATACGTACTGAAAAATAAATACGGAATTGAACAGAACGTCAATACGTGGCAAATGGAAAAGGGAACTATTAACGAACCTATCGGGGTTGAAATGGCGACAAATGTTTACGGCTGGCTGGATACCGAACGAATCCAGAAACAACGGGTAACAAATGGCTGGATTACTGGCGAGGCGGATGTGGTAACGGCTGATATTTTAGCGGATATAAAATGCTCGGCTGACGGTACGACCTTTCCATGGTTCAAAGAAAAACCAGACGCCGGATACGTGGCACAACTTCAGTGCTATATGTGGCTTTACAATCGAACGGAATCTTTACTGGTTTACGCCTTGACGAATACTCCAGAGCATTTAATTTACGATTTGAAAACCCGTGAATATTACCGAATGTGCGCACGCCCTGAATTCGCCCATTTATCAACTGACGAACTGGAAATGTTAGCGGAGGACAAAGTACGAAAAGCGCATACCTTTGACCATATCCCAGTTGAAAAGCGATTGAAAAGTTACGTAATTGAATTCGATAATAATTACGTTCAAAGGATTAAACAAGCGGTAACAATGGCACGGGCTTATTACGATGAAATTTACGACCAGATATGACACCAAAAGAAAAAGCACAAAAGTTGGTTAATAAAATGCTTGAACAAACGCATTTAAAATTTTATAATAATTATAATGTGGCTAAACTATGCGCATTAATTGCAGTAGATGAATTAATTTCATATGCACACAATAACTATTATAATAACTATTGGAAAGAAGTTAAACAGGAAATAGAGAAATTATGAAACAGACAGCAGTAGAGTGGTTAGAGATTGAAATAAGAGAACTTGAATATACAAGAAATGAAAGGTCTTTAAGTTTACATTTAGACCTTTATAATGAATATTTTAAACAAGCCAAACAAATGGAGAAAGAGCAGATAATGGATGCTTATAAGGAGGGTCATTATCATCTTCACCTTGATTCATTTAATCCAGAACAATACTACAACGAAACCTTTAAAAATTAACAATTAAAATCAAATAACAAATGAGTACAAAAGTAAACGGGCGCGTTCACACGATAGGCGCAACAGAGCAAAAAAGCGACAAATTAACTATTCGTGAAATCTGGGTTGAAACAACCGACGGTAAATTTAGCGAAGTGCTACCGGTTCAATTTATCAATGATAAAATCGATTTGGTTAATAACCTGAAAATCGGCGATGAGGTCGAAATCGGCGTTAACCTTCGCGGAAGGGTTTGGAAAGACCGTTGTTTTTTAAGTTTGAACGGCTGGACGATGATGTTAACGAATAACTCCAGTTTTCAGGAACGAACCGGAATGAGTTATAAAGACGATTTACCGATATAATTTGAAGCCATGAAAGGAATTAATTTGATAACCATAAACGAGGACGTAAAAAAGTTACTGTTAAATCACATGGAAAAGCACAAAGTAACTTTAAACCAAATCGCCTATCGATGCAAAATTCACCAGTCGCAACTATGGATGTATGTTTATTCCAACGATAAAAAAGGAATCCATTCGAAATCGTTGGAGCGCATAGGTGAATATTTGAACCAGTACGGAGAATAAAAAAAAATCGTACATTTGGAACGTGATGATTTAGTTTTATAGTGGTTGGAAGGGGGTTTACGAATCCCCTTTTTTAAATTAACAAGAATGAAAAGAAGGAAAGAAATTATAATTGGATTAGCATTAATGCCAATATTTTACACGTTGTTCATGTTGGACCGTGGCGTTATGTTATTTTGCCCTCATATCGAACACAAATCAATTAAAGACTGGGCGGGAAATAATCAGTTAATGCTACAATCGTTTACCAGAGTAATCGTTGTCGGTTTGGTTCTGGGGGTTTTACAATTGTGCATTTGGACATATCACATTTTATTTAACGAGTTATGAATGTATCGGAAATAATTTTAACCGTAATCGTGGTATCGATTTCTTATTTGTTTTGGTGGGGCTTTTCTTTAATTTGGTGGTAATGAATATTCACGATAAAATAGAAGCGTTAAAGCAACGGAAAAAACGCAAAAAAATGCCCAGAAAAACAACCGACCCAGTATTAAAAAAATTCGCTCCAGATTCATTCGAGCGATTAAACCCAGAGGAATGAAACATGTCAAAATTTCGGAGGTAAAACCGAACCCAAAAAACCCACGAGTAATTAGAGACGAAAAGTTTAACAAGTTGGTAAAATCCATTGAGGAGTTCCCAGATATGTTAAATAAGCGCCCGTTAATCGTTTTCACTGATAAAGACGGTAAATATGTCGTTCTGGGTGGAAATATGCGCTTAAAGGCGTTAAATGAATTAAAATATTCCCACGTTCCAATTATTTTGGCGGATGAATGGACGGAAGAACAGAAAAACGAATTTTTGATTAAAGATAACGTCGGTTTTGGCGAATGGGAATGGGATTCCTTAGCGAACGAATGGGATGCCGAATTATTATCGGACTGGGGTTTGGATGTACCGGTTTATTCAGATGTAAATTTGGATGATTTTTTCAACGAAACGGAAGAAACAAACGAACCCGAGCAAAAATTCACCATAACATTGGAATATTCGGAGGAGGATTACGCCGAAGTAATTGAATTATTTGATAGACATAACGGTTCAAAAGAATCCATTGTGTACAAATTATTGAAAAAATAGTATTTTCGTTAAAAAATTGAGAACATGAAAGCGCAAATAATAGTTCAATTCGACGTAGAGGGGTTTCATAATTACCCAAATGCACCAACCGAAGTCCAATTTTTAGAGCACAAACATCGTCACGTATTCCAAATTACAGCGGGTTATATGGTAACCAATTTAAACAGGGAAAAGGAAATATTTCTCCAAAGGGATGAATTAAAATTTTACTTAAACGAATGCTACGGTTCGCCTTGCGAATTTGGTAGTATGTCATGTGAAATGATTGCAAAAGAATTAATGCAATACGGTGATGAAGACGGCATGGTTTGGTGCGAAGTATGGGAAGAAAAAACGGGCGGGGCAAGAATTGAAAAATGATAATCGAAAACCAGTCTAATATTCGGGTGCATTTAGCAACTACGGAAATTATACCTCAAGGAATTGCGGCAATCGCTGGCGGTTCAAAATACAACTTAGGAACGGCGTTTCCATTCGTTTACGATATGTTTAAAACTGGCAAAATTACACAGTCAAAAGTTGGTGTAATTAATAAAATGGCATCCTTATCAAATCATTACATTTTAGACAGCGGTTTGTTTACATTAATGTTTGGGGCATTAAAGGGAAAAAAGGACGAAAAATATATTGAAAAATGGTATGAATGTTTAACCGATTTTGTTTTGAACGAAAATTACCAAGGAACAATGGTTGAAGTTGATTGTCAAAAAGTACTTGGACCAGAAAAGGCGTGGGAATTCAGAACCAAAATGAAAGAAAAAATTAACAACCGTATCATTAACGTTTTTCATATTGAAGACGGTCAGCGTGGGCTGGATAGGTTAATTGAATTTTCGGATTACATCGCCATTTCGGTTCCAGAATTACGGTTTTCTGGCAAAAAAAATCACTTAAATTCAGTCGCTCATTACATTAAAAACAAAAAACCAACCATCGACATTCATTTACTGGGTTGTACCGAAAAAAACAAATTAAAAGAACTGAATTTTTGTTCATCGTCGGATTCCAGTTCGTGGATAAGTGGAGTTCGTTATGGGTCAATAGAAAGTTTTGGTGGAAAACACCATATTAACCAAATTAAACACGAGGTAAAAGTAAACCGTTACGAAAAGTGGTTGCATATAAGAAACCAACTATTTCCAAATTTTCCAATTCCAAAAGATGTACTTCGGTGTGGTATTTTAACCTTTGCAAGTGAACAATATTTACAAATTTATTCAAGATATGGGGGTCCTCAAAATTAGCGTTTATTTGTTGGCGTTTGTGATTGCCAATTTTGTCGTGCTTTGGTTTGGTTCAAATGGGTTAATATTTACGGCGTTATTTCTAATTCCTTTTGATTTTGTAATGCGGTGCGTGTTTCACGAGACGTGGAAGGGGTTCGAATTAATAGCAAAAATGTTCATTTTGGTTTTGGTTGCTGGGGTTATTACTTATTTAATTAACCATGAAACTCATAAAATTGCCGTTGCGTCTATTATTGGTTTTACCGCCGCACAAATATTTGCGGGGTTTATGTATCAAATTTCAATCAAAAAATCCTACTTATTAAAAGTAAATACATCGGACGCCATTGGAATAATTGTAGATTCGATTTCGTTTCAGTTATTCGCGTTTGGAACTGTTAATTGGTATATTTTCAGTTCCCAGTTTATGCTTAAAATAATTGGCGGTTTGTTTTGGTACTGGGTTATTTTTGTTAAATTAAAATTGAATACAAAATGGGAGAATTCACAGTAACAAGGTATCACGATTTTTGCGCCGGTCATCGAGTGGTTGGGCACGAAAACAAATGCAAACATTTTCACGGTCATAACTACCGAATTCATTTTACTGTTTCCACCGTGGACGGTTTGGACCTCATTGGAAGGGTAATTGATTTTTCCGTAATAAAAACTCTGTTATGCGAATGGTTGGAAATCAACTGGGACCATAAATTTCTCATGTATAAAAACGACCCATTTTTAAATCTAATGCAGGAAATGGACCCGTCAAGCGTGGTAGTGGTTCAATTTAACCCAACCGCTGAAAATATGGCGCGGTATTTAGTAGAAGTGGTAGCTCCAAATATATTGCAAGGATTGAATTGTGAATTGGTCGAATGTACAATTGATGAAACCCGTAAATGTTCCGCAAGTTATGTTAAAAGTTAGTGAAATTTTTTATAGCCTTCAGGGCGAAGGGCAAAGAACCGGCACGCCGACCGTTTTTATCAGATTGCAAGGGTGCAAAGCAAAAAATGCGTGTTTTGCGGCTGGTATTCGATGCGACACGGAGTTTAATTCCGGTCGAGCAATGGAATTAATCGATATTTTGAAGTGGATTCGGGAAAACGCACCAAAATGCGAAGAAATTACATGGACTGGGGGCGAACCGCTTGACCAATTGACCGAGGAACACATCGAATACTTTAAAAATGAAAATTTTTACCAATGTATCGAGACTTCAGGCTTGCATCCATGCCCAAAAGGCATTGATTACATAACCGTAAGCCCAAAAGTAGCGGAACACGTCATAAAAAAGAACTTTCCAGACGGGGTAACTGAATTGCGCTACGTTCGACACAAAGGGCAAAGCGTGCCAGAGCCAGAAATCGAAGCAAAATACTATTTTTTGAGCCCACATTCCGACGGCTTTACAATCAATGGGGAAAATTTAACGCATTGCATATCGTTGTGCCTCGAAAATCCAAAATGGAAATTAAGCCTTCAAAATCATAAAATATGGAATATCCTGTAAATTCGCCCGAATGGCATTTTAAACAAATTTTACTTTCGTTGGGTGAAAATCCGGAAAGGGAAGGGTTAAAAGAAACGCCCAAACGATACATTAAATTCATGCGCGAATTTTTAGAACCGAAAGAGTTTAATTTTACCACATTTGAAGGGGAAGGAACTGACGAAATGATAATTCAGACAAATATCCCCTTTTATTCGATTTGCGAACACCATACCGCACCGTTTTTTGGGATAGCGGACGTTGCCTACATTCCTAACGATAAAATCATTGGATTGAGCAAATTAGCCCGCACGGTCGACCTATATTCAAACCGGTTCCAAAATCAGGAACGAATAACGACACAAATCGCCGAACGATTACAAAAGGAATTGAATCCAAACGGGGTTGCAGTTCATTTAAAAGCCCAGCACCTTTGTATGTGCATGAGAGGAGTAAAAAAACACGATACTTGGACATCAACGTCAAAATTATTAGGGGTTTTTAAAACAGATGAAAAAGCACGTTCGGAATTCTTAAATTTGATATCAAAATAACACAAAAAAAACCCGGAAAATGAGCAAATCAACGCAATATGAACAGGAATTAATCAAAGCAATTCAAAAATTCAAGTGGATGAGGTGGGCGCATATCGATTGGAGTTCATTATCATTCGTCAGGTCAACGGCTTACGTTCATTCCTTGGACAAATCGGACGCAATAAAAGACGCATTCTTTCAAAATAGAGCAAAGGGAACGAATTACCTATTACAAAAATGGATTCAGAGTGAAAATGCGACCCTTCAGATTGCGGCGTTCAAAATCATTGCCGAACCAGACGACCATAAACGGCTAAACCAAAGTTACGTCGAACAGCAATCGACCAATATCGATTTAACCGATATAACAACGGAGGACATCGAGCGTTTTTTGAACGAAAATGAATGATAAGAAGGAAGCGATACGACACCTATTCAAAATCGAACTCGCACGACGAAAGTTTTGGGGCTTTTGTATGTTTTACGATGCTGATTTTTTTAGTAAAAGAGGCTTTTTACGCGAGGTTGCGGAGGGGCTTCAGGATATCGAGGACCGTAAAATAACCAGTTTGAGCGTATCGATGCCGCCCAGAGCGGGAAAATCCTATATTACATCGTTATTTTGTGCATGGAGCATAGGGAAAAACCCTGAAAAATCGGTCATGAGGAACGCGTGTACCGCTACTTTGTACCTGAAATTCAGTTACGATGTTCGGGCGATACTTAAAAGCGATAAATTCCGCGATGTTTTTCCGGATACAAGGCTTTCCGATGATAAAGCAAACCTTCAGGGGTGGAATACCAACAAATCCAAACAAGTCGGTTATTTTGGTGCTGGGGTTGGAGGTACGATTATCGGATTTGGAGCCTCAAACGTGGCGATAACTGACGACCTTTACAAAGGAATCGAGGACGCATTGAGCGACACGGTAAACGACCGAATCATTCAATGGAAGGAATCAACGCACGATTCGAGGTTGGAATCTGGATGCGCAAAGATTGATATCGGCACACGATGGACGCTAAACGATATTATCGGTCGAAGCATGGAAGCGAACCAGTACGATAAATCGATTGTCGTAAAGGCTCTGGATGAAAACGATAATTCCTTTTGCGAGGACGTACTAACAACAAGTGAATACCACGAAATCCGAAAGAGAATGTCCAAGGAAATTTGGCTCGCTGAATACCAACAGGAGCCAATCGACATGAAAGGGAGGTTATTTACTGGGGTGCATTTCATTACAAAATCCGAATTCGATGACCTTATCAAAACGAATCCGATTGAAGGATGCGTTGGTTACGTTGATGTGAGCGATACGGGAATGGATTACACGGCTGTCGCAATTGCCGCAATTGTTAAAAATAAACCGTTTATTGTGGATTATTTATTTACCCGCGATAATACCGACATTTCAATACCATTAACCGCCGCAATATTGAACAAATGGAACGTGAATTATTGCCGTGTGGAGTCGAATAATATGGGTGCGATGTTTGCTCGTTCACTCCAGACGTTAACCAAAACAAAAATCCTTCAGGTATCGAATACCACGAATAAGTTAACCCGAATAATCATGCAAGCGGCATTCATAAATAACCGCATGATATTCGTTCGTGACGGGCGACAGGAAAGCGAATCGTTTTTAACAAATATGTTCACATTCACGAAGGAAGGAAAGAATAAACACGACGATGCACCGGATTGCGTTGCTGGGCTCGCCCTGTTCATGCAATCAATGTTTAAAAATTTGTCGTAATTTTGATTGAAATTTAATCAAATGGGCTAATGACTTTAAGCTGGTGGGAGACGTTTTTCGGGATTGACCCGTACAAAGAAAACCGATTTATTAATCAATGGTCGGATTTTATGCCGCACGTCAATCAACTTTGGGGCGTAAAAAATGCGGTTTGGATTGACACAAATAAAGCATGGGAGCATTATAAAACCATTCCTGAATTACGTGCGGTAGTCAGTAAACGAGCATCGATGATGTCATCCAACGAGGCGCGATTGATTGATGCGGAAGGAAACGAGGTAACAAATCATTGGTTCAATGACCTAATTAAACGACCGAATCCAATTCAAAGTTGGTCAGACGTTGTTTATTCGTTGGCTGTAAACGACGGTTTATATTCAAACGCATTCGGGTATTCACCAAAGCGAACGGGGAATATAAGGAACTTGTTTATTACCCTACCGTCAAATAAAATAATGATTGAAACCACGGGAAAAACGTTAAAACAGATTGACATTGACGGCATGATTTCGCGGTTTAAATTTGCGTACGATGACAACCGCTCCGAATGGTTAACGCTCGACGAAATCATTTATTTGACGACTACCGACGGAATGAACATGATTAAACCGACTTCGCGTATTGATGCGTTGAAATATCCCCTTTCAAACATTAAAGCCAGTTACCACAAACGAAACGTATTACTGGAAAATATCGGGGCAATCGGGATCCTGTCGGCACAAAAAAGCGATTTAGGTGGGGCGATTCCAATGACGCCAGAGGAAAAAACCGAGATCCAGAAAAGTTGGTATAATCGTTCCAAGGACGAATTATTAATCACTGAATCCCAACTAAATTGGACGCCGATGACGTTTCCTACGAGGGATTTAATGTTATTCGAGGAACTTACCGAGGATAAAATCGCATTAATTGACGCGTTCGGACTTCATTACAATTTGTTTTCAAGTGAAAAAGGAACGACGTTTACCAATGTTCGAGATTCGATTCGAATGGTTTATCAGGATACGATAATACCAGAAACGCAACAAATGTACGATGCGTTGGCGCACCAAATGGGGCTCGATGCTGAGGGAATCCAATTAATAGCTGATTTTTCACATTTACCAGTTTTACAGGACGATGAACAAACCAAAGCCGCAGCGGAAAAAGTCGAAGTAGAAAAACAAAATATCGAGGCGCAAGGAATAATTAACCTAAATAAATCGGTTTTAATGGGCGAAATGTCAAGGGAAAGCGCCGTAAATACTTTGGTAATGGTTTACAATTTTGATCCAGTTGACGCAAATAAATTAATAACATGATAAAAGATACGAATATTTACCGCACAAAAGCGGCACAAAAAGTGAAAGATATCGACTCAGAAAAACGGGAAGTTGCCGTGTATTTGAGTATATTCGATAACATCGATGCGGATAACGACATGATCAAAAAGGGGGCGTTCAGTAAATCAATACAGGAACGAGGGCCGGAAAGTTCAGGGAACAGGAAAATCGCATATTTACGGCACCACGATTGGGACTGGCAAATCGGTAAATGGTTAAAACTCGAGGAGGACGATAAAGGGCTTTTTGCGGTAGGTCAACTCGGACGATCTACGGCTGGAAACGATGCGTTTCTGGATTACGAGGACGGTATTATTCGGGAACATTCAATCGGATTTCAATACATTCAGGATAAAATACGCTGGATTGAGGATTCTAATATCGAGGCTGGGGGTTACTTCATGATTACCGAGGTAAAACTTTACGAGGGTTCAGCGGTTACGTTAGGCGCAAATGAAATGACGGAAACGGTTGCGGTAATGAAATCAGAACAGAAAAAAGAAAAAGCCGATAAATTACAAAGGGAAATTAATACAATAATCAAAGCCCTCGCCAATGGCAAAGGAACCGACGAGCGGCTTTATTCCCACGAAATGAAACTCAAGTACCTAAACGCTGAAATGTACGCACTTGCGACAACTGAACCGCTAAATTTACGGCATTCAGTACAAAGCGAGCCGCCCAATGTGGCAGCGTTTGACTGGGGCAAAGTAATAAGTTCAATTTAATTTTAACTAAAATCCAAAAACAAATGGAAAACTTAACACCTGAACAAGTCGTTGAACAAATCAACGCTAAGTTCGATGAAAAATTAACAGGGGTTGCGACCAAATCGGACGTTGAATCCCTAAAAAATGACGTTGAAACGCTTAAAGCTATGGAGCAAAAAAGCGCGGATATCGAAAAGGCGATTGCCAAAATGGAGGGTCGTTTGGAAGCGATGGCGGAAAAAGCGATAAACCCAGTTGAAAAAACCCCAAAAACGTTAAGCGAAGCCCTTGTTAAGGCTTTCACTGATAACGTTGACAAAATCAGCGAGGGAGTTGAAAAGCGTCAAGCGGTAAACATGAACGTTAAAGTCGATACGACGATTACTGGTAATTACACTGGAAACGTAGCCCTTTCCACTTTGGAGGCTGGCGTTAACAGGATTGCTCGACCAATTCGTCGCATGAGGGAAATCGCTAACGTTGGAACTACATTATCAAAATTCGTTACCTACATTCAGCAAACCGTACAACCAATTGCGGGCTGGACTGGCGAGGCTGGCGATAAATACAACACGACCACTGAATACACGGAAGTATCCGAAGAGGTAAAAAAAGTCGCTGGATACATTAAAGTATCAAAGGAAATGCTCGCCGATTTGGCTTTTGTTCGTTCCGAAATCAATATGGATTTAATGGAGGCTATCGAGCAAAATATCGACGATGCAATCCTTAACGGTGCTGGCGGTACTTCATTAACTGGATTAATCGGTAACGTACCGGCATTCGCTGCGGGTACTTTTGCTGGAGCGGTTCCATCGGCAAATATTTCGGACGTTATTCGTATTGCAAAATCAAATATCGAGGCGGCTAATTTTGTACCTACGCACGTAGTATTGAATCCAGAGGACGTTGCAAAAATTGAACTAACCAAAGCAACCGACGGTTCGTACACGTATCCAGCTTTTTGGGATGCTAACATGAACATCGCTGGTTTAATGGTAGTTAGTTCAAATAACATCGCTGCCGGTACTATGTTAGTTGGGGATTTCACCAAATTAAACCTAAAATTTCGTGAGGACGTTAACCTACAAGTGGGTTACGAAAACGACGATTTTACTCGTAACATGGTTACAATTTTGGCGGAGGCTCGATTGGTATCCTATGTGAAAGGTAACGATGTAAACGCTTTCGTTGAGGCGGATTTGGCTACGGCTATCGCAGCTATCGACGCTCCGTAATTAGGGTTAAAACCCGCTTAAATTTTGCATAAAATGGAAAAAAAACCCAGAACAAAACGATCAGTAAAAGCCAAAATTGACACAAAAAACGTCGATGTAACTCTGGAAAAAAACGAACAGGGCGACGTTAAAGTGGAAATCGATACGGCAAAAACCGATATTTCAGTAACTAAAAAATCGTCTGGAGGGGTTAAAGTGGAAATCGAAATCGATGATAAATTGATCTACGAATTCGAATCGAACGGTAACTCCAAACACATGGCAAAAGGTAAAATATTCAAGGTTACTGGTGAAATGGTTAAATTATTCCTTAAACGAGGCTTCGGTCGATTAAAACAGTAAAAAAATGTTCATAACGCCTACGGATTTCACTGGTAAATACGAACTGCATCGAGGGATGTATTCGCAAAATACGATTCAGGATTACATCGATATTTACGTTAAACGGTACTTGATTGATTTATTGGGTGCGGATTTATACGATTTATTTATCGCTGATCTGGACGTAAATGAAATTCCGTTAAGCCCTAATTACCAAAAAATATATTACCCGTTTCACATGGACGGCAATATTACGACTACGGTAATTTCAGAGGGAATAAAACAGATGTTAAAGGGCTTCGTTTACTTTGAATACGTTAAGGATTTGACAAACCAGAACACTATTAACGGTCAAACAATACCACAAAATGAGAATTCGTTAACCGCTACGACGTTGTATTCAATGATGTACACGCGATTTAACGAGGCCGTACGGACTTATCGTGCGATTCAGTGGTATATTATAACCAATATGACTGCAAAGGGCGGACAAGCGACTGAATTAAGCCTAATTAATCCCGGTACGAATTACGTTGATTCGTTAAATTCGGCAACGACTGGAGGTTCTGGATCAGGATTAACGGTTGTCGTTGCGACAACTGGTGGAATAATTGATTCGGCAACTATTAACGAGGGAGGTTTAAACTACACCGTTGGGGATGTCGTTACGATATCTGGAGGGGATAACAACGCTTCGGCTGAAATCACTAAAATCGGTCAAACATTTACTGAATTTTACGGTAGGCGTAAGGAATTAATGACGTGGATATGATCGAAATTAGCAAAGCGATAAAACAGATTTACCAATCAATCGATAACACTATCGACGGAACGTGGAATGTGGCGCAATCACGCACTGATTTTTGCGCTACAAAATGGGCTCGGGTTGGTAAAATTGTCGTCGATTCAATCGGTAGGGAATACCTAATCGAACAAATCGATTACGATAACTGGATTATTGCGACGGCTTTGGATCCGTTAAATATGGATCCTTTGGAGGGAATGATTTATTTACCGCAGCCATTTTGGATTTCAGGAACACGAATCGTAACGAACAACGAGTGGGGTAAATTCTCAAACGACCTTACACAAAAACTTCCGTTAGTTTGGCTTTTGGAGGTTTTAAGATATCGTCGTTTTGGACGTGAATCGGTAATCGAATTCGAATCGGATTTGAGGCTGTTTTTCCTCGATGAAACAAACGTTACCCAGTATTTGAATAGTGAACATAGGGAAAACGTCGTCGAGCCAATGGAACGGCTTTTAAATGAGTTTTTGAACGTGGTTAATTCAGATCGTGAATATCGGACCGTCGAGGATTACGAGGTAATCACTTTCAGTCGGTTCGGTGTAGAAAACGAACAGGGGATGTTTAAAAACGTTCTCGATGCAAATTTAAGCGGGGTCGAACTCCGAGTTACTTTGAGTAAGTACAAAGAAAAATGTAAATGTTAAATTTTAAAAAAGCGAAAAAAATATGGCTTTAGGATGTAATTGTAATGCGGGTTTATCCAATACTGGGCGCCCGAATTGCGTACCGATTCAATCGGTAACAAGTAAGTTAATAATGGTTCCGTTATTTGATGCCGACGGAAACCAAAATTTCATCGATTTAACGGCACCCGTGCCAAACTGGGTCGATTTAGTAAACGAGGCGGATGCAACAAAACGCTGGTTTCCACTTCCAAATTTCGAAAACGTTGAACTACCGAAAGCGGATAGTCAATTCGAGGAAGCGAACAGCGGTCGAATGGTATTCCTACGTCAAGGAAAAAGGTCGTTCACTGGTGAACTATGGGCGGACGATAGTTCCCCTACTTTGTTAAGTAAATTACAAAATAATCGATGCGTTGATTTCGGTGTTTACATCGTTGACGTTAACGGTTCTTTGGTAGGTTCAAAGGTAGGCGACGAACTTTACCCGATACCAGTCGATAATCCATCGTTCGACCCTAAGTATATGTTCGCAACTGATTCGACCACTTCCAAAATAATGGTCGCATTTGATTTCGATCGTTTATTCGATGAGGGCACGATGTACATGATTACAGCGACCGAAGCTGGTTTGGATTTTAATACACTGAACGGACTAATCGATGTTAATTTTACAGCGAATGTAACTCCTGGCGGTGGTCAATTAATTTCGACTTTGCTTTTGGATTACGGTACGGCGTATAACCCGATTCAATTTACTGGAGGGGTCGCAGCGGATTTCGCAATTACAATTAACGGTGTGGCGTCAACGTTTACTTCGGTAACAGAGGGGCCGTCTGGAACTTACACGTTTTTACATGGTGGAACTCCGGGCGATGAAATCCTTATTTCGGTTGCCAAAACTGGTTACACTGGTTCGTTCGGATACACTGAACCTTAATTTTGAACTATGGAATTTCTTAAAATAGGACGGCACTCGTTGAATATTGCGCAACTGGAGGGAATGACAAAAGCCGAAGCGCTTGAAGTGTTAAAGCACATCCCTAAAAATGTAATCGAACACGCATACCAACTGGTAAAACCACGTCCAAAGAAAAAACCAAAGGACAAAAGCGAATAAATCGCAAAAAACTCGTAGAGGGGCGTCAGAAACGGCGCCCTTTTTTTATCGTACCTTTGTTTTATGGCGGTAAATTTACTCGATACGGCTTTGGGAGGGGTTTTGCGTAATGCCCAAACGATTAGTTTTCCAGTAATCTGGCGGGCGGTTTTTCAGGACGTTAAATTTAAAACGATGATTTTGGACTGGATTCGTTGGGATCAGCTTTATTCGCAAGGGGTTGACGAATTCGGGCGAATTATTGGGTATTATTCAGAGTATACCGAGATAATTAACCCCTCAAAAGTGGCTGGAACTCCATTTACTTTATACGATACAGGGGATTTTTACCGTTCGTTGTATATTTACGTTACAAACGATTCATTTTTTATCGATGGGGAAAGTGTTAAAACAGACGAGAACGGCGCTACAAAGGATCTTTTCGTGGAATACGGACAAGGAATCGTCGGACTTACCGATGAAAACAGAACCAGACTCGCAAACGAACTTATCACGAGGTTCCAAATGGAGTACGAAAGACTATTATTCGGGAATCGATGAAATGCCGCTGTTTAATTGGATTGAATGTAATAAAGGGAACATTGAATACGTCAGAAAACCAGAGGGAAAAAGTAAACGGCACGATGTGGAAGCGTGGACCGCAATTTACGATGCGTATATTACTGAATTCGGACTCGGAAAATTGTACGATAGACTGTTAAAAGCGATGAAAAAAAAGGTCGAATTACAACTGGATTACGTGATTACTGGGGATCGGTTCAGATTAACCGAAATCGAAGTGGAAAACGCTCGTTTGGAGTCGATGTTAAGTAACAAGGGCAACGGCATGACGATTGAACAAACCCTAATCCATTTATCCAAGTGGCTCGGGTCGTGGATCAATTCAAAAAACATTACGGTAAGGGAATATTTTAATTTAATACACGAGTATGGCAAAGCAAATAAAGGCGTCTGATATATTTGAGAACGACGATATTTTTAAGGGGATAAGGGATTCGGCGATACAAACGATTTCAATGCTGGATAAAATGAACGCCGAGTTTGTTCAGTTGGCGACTACGATGAAAAAATCAATCGGCAGTCAAAAATTTGATTCGACAAAATCGATAAATGAGTTCCTAACGGCGCAAGGGAAAGCGAATACGTTAATGGAAAAATCGATTAACATCCAGAAAGCCAAATCCAATGCTGAAAAAGCGGCATCGCAAGCGCAGCAACAACTAACAAAAAACGAAATCGAGCGGGAAAAACTCGAACAGCAAAGAATCAGGACGGCACAACAAAAAGCCAAAGCCGACCAACAAGCGGCAAGGGAGGCGGATAAACTGGCAAAAGCTGAGGAACGAGCGGCAGCCGCAGCCCAAAAGGAGGCAAGCGCGTACGCTAAATTAGAAGCTGAAACAAGGGAATTAAAGAACCAGTCAAAAGAACTTTACGCCCAAATGTTAAAACTCGAACAGGAGGGTAAAAGAAACAGTGATCAATATCGACAACTCGCGAGGACTTACGGCGATGTAACCGACCGTGCAAGGGAACAACATCAGCAACTGTTACTTATCGACGGGGCGGTAGGGGATAATTTCCGAAATGTAGGTAATTACACGACCCAATGGCAAAATTTACAGGCGGTTCTCGGTACGGTTGGTTTGGCGTTTGGAATTCAGCAACTGTTCACTGGAGTAAAAGGAGCAGTGGACGAAATGAAAAAACTTCGTAAAGAGGCTTCGATGTTAGGAATGGAGGGAACGCAAATCGATAAATTTGCTACTTCAGTAAAAGCCCTTTCCGATACGTTTGGAGTCGATCAACAGGAACTTACGCTCGCAGCGAATTCAATGATGAAACAGTTCGGAATGTCCGCTGACGATGCGTTCAGAGTTTTAAAGGAGGGTTACATGAGCGGGGCAAACGCACAGGGGGATTTAACCCAACAAGTGAAAGAATATGCGACCCAAATGAAAGACGCTGGAGGAAACGCCGATACGTTAATGCTGATTTTGAGCAAATCAAATAAAGCGGGGATTTTTTCAGATAAGGGAATCGACGTCGTTAAGGAATTCGGATTAAGGATTCGAGAACAAACAAAAGCGACCCGTACAGCGATGAACGATGCCTTTGGTAAGGATTTCACAGAACGTATATTCAAAGGGATTAACGACGGCTCAATTACGACTGTTCAAGCGTTACAGGAGGTTTCAAAGAAAATGAACGATACTTCGATTCCAGCGAACAAACTTCAAACGGTCGTTGCGGATGTTTTTGCGGGTCCGGGCGAGGATGCTGGTTTGGAATACTTAAAAACCCTAACTGATATCGGCGACGCAACTGGTAATCTGGTCGACAAAAATGATCCATTCGTTAAGCAAATGGAAAAAATGGAACAGTTAAACCAGCAACTCGCTGCGGCACAACTGGAATTCGCAAAATCGTTAGGATCTGGCGCCTCCAGTATTGACGAATTAATAATCAAAGCCAAAATTTTGTTTTTTACGGTATTTATTCCGGCGGTTGGATTCATTTTAAAAGTCGTTGCGGCTTTTGGTTTATTACAGGCTGCAATCTGGATAAATAATGGAGGGTTAAAAGTTTTAGCCGAATCGTTTACTAATATGGGTTCGGTATTCCAACGAACAACAACTCAAGCAAATACATCGGCAGCGGCTCAACGTGGTGCGGGAGCAGCAGCGCAAACGGCTGGAACACAAACGCAAAACGCTGGTAAAGCGATGAGTGCGGTTCCGTGGGTTTTATTAATTACCCTCGCTATTCAATTCGCTACGGCTTTATACGATGTGGCAAGCGGTGCGGCAGCGGCACGATATGCCAATGAACAACTCGAAGCCCAAAAACAAGCGGCAGCCAAATCGGCAAACGCTCGAGTTAGCGATCGAGAAAAAGACTTTCAGAGGGAATTATCACAACTGGATCGTTTACGTCGTGGGTACATGGTTAACGGTAAAGTGGTTAAAATAACCGACGAGGAATATTTACGCCGTAAAAAGAAGTTAACCGATGCAAATAACCAACAAATAAAAGGCGATATCAAAGGGGTTACGGAACGTAATAAAACGTACAAAAAAGAACTCGCCGAGTTAAAAAAAATGGAGGCAGCGTGGCGAAAGGAGGCTGATAAAGGATACGGCGCAAATTTGGATAAACAAAATATGTTATTTGAAAAATTTACCAAACGTTCAAATGAAATCGCTAAAAAATATAAGTTAACCGAGGACGATTACATTTTTACGGTAATTCCATTTGGGAAAACGACAATGGGTTACGAAAAAACAATGGCGCAATTAGGGGCTAAAATTGGCGCTACAAATGAAAAATTAACTATTTACAACGAGGAACAGGATCGTTCGGTAGAAAGTTTACGGGATTTGAATACGGAAACAGTTGAAAATACGATAAATCGTGTCGATAATACTGGTAAAATAAACGCCCATGTTCCCAGCATGAAAAAAGAAAACGTGGAACTGGAAAAAATGAACGAGTACTTAAGCGAACAAAATTCACTTTTAAATGAACTAAACCAAACAAGGCTCGACGCACAGGTATTTTTAATCGATGAACGTATCAAAAAAGAACTGGAAAACCAGAAAAAATTGGTCGAGGAATCGGTTTTAATAGGTGAAAATCAGGATATCAAATACAACACCGCCGAACTGGAGAAATTATTACAGGAAAAAGGACGTTTGGAGCGTCAACAAATCGAAGAAAGGGTAAAATTTGAACGTGACGAGGCTTCAAAATGGCGTACCGAACAAATAATGGAAAACCGTAAACAACTCGAGGAAGATTACGCCAAAGCTAAAAAGGATGCGGAGGGAAATGCGGCAGCGTTGGCAAAAATCGAAGCTGATTACAAACAAAACAAACAAATCGAGGCGGAAAATGAACTCCAGATTGAATCGGATTACAAATTGAAAATCCAAAATATTAACGAAAAAGCGAATCTGGAAATCATGGAACTGAATAAAAAAACTGACGAGGAAACGATTAACTCGTTAAAGGAGGTCACGGATGCGGTTACCACTGAAACGGAAAAACAAACCCAAACTAAAAAAGACGCTGACGATAAGGAACTGGAAAACCTAAAAGCCATGATGGATAAGCGCAACGAGTGGGCAAAATGGTTAACCGATTATTTCATTCAGCAAAGCGATAAACGAATTGATCAGATTGACAAGGAAATCGAGGCAGCGGAAAATCAATTCGACACGCTTCAGGAACTCGCCAAAAATGGAAACATTAACGCTAAGGAATCACTTGCGGAACAGCAAAGGATAATTAACGAAGCCAACAAAATGAAAGCGAAAGAGGAACGCCGTAAACAAGCGATCGAATTGGCTTCCAGTGTTTACCAAACGTACAATAATAAAGTCGCTGAGGGCGTAGAAAATCCATTAATGGATACGATAAAGGATACGGTTTTACTTCAACAGTTCGTTAACACTTTAATCGGTTCAATGCCGTCGTTTATGGACGGTACCGAGGATACTGGGGTAAATGGTAAAGGGGTTGACGGTAAAGGAGGGTTTCACGCAATATTACATCCGAACGAACGAGTAGTTCCAAAAGCCTTAAACCAAATGATTGGGGATTTAACTAACGAGGAACTGGCAACTATCGCACAGGAATACCAAAACGGCAAAGTGGTTCGCGGAAATTCCCAGATCATGAGCGCACTCGATACGGCGGTTTTGGTTTCAAAACTGGACGAGTTAAAATCCACTATTGAAAATAAACCAGAACATAACATCGAACTCGGTCAAATAACGACCAGCATGATCGAAATTTTGGATTCAAAAAAGACCGGAAACATGATCAAAACTAACCGATTTAAAGTAAGGAAATGAGGCATTTATTAAACGGTGTAGAAATAACACCACGGAATCGGGAAAATATCGGAGTCGTTTCGGACTTTACTGGAAATCCAGACTTTTTAAACTTAAATGTCGATTCAATTATTTTGCCACGGGAGGGATACGAAATCGTAAAACAACACGTACAAACAGTTGGTTTATTTGAGGGAATTCCGTATACGGTGGAAATGGAACCGAACGTTACTTTGGAGTATTACGTCGATTTAACTGATCCAAATACTAAATTTAAGTCGTACGAATGCGAGATCAAAATTAAAAAACGGGTAAGTCAAGAAAGTTTTTTCGACGATGCGAACGGTACTTCATTTGAATTAATGCTGAAAAAAGGGGTTCAGTTTACCAATGTAAACATTCCGTATGTAATTATTCGCGATAATCAGGTCGAATTGGGGGTTTCTTTGGCGATTTCTTCGTACATAATGGTAAAGGAATTAATACTCGCAGCGGATCGATTAGCGTTAGCGGTAACCAATTTAATCGAGGCGGTTACTCCAAACGTTGGAATAACAGGGCCGAGCGTTTCAGTTGGGGAAATTATTTCGTTATCATTACAAGTTTTAATGGCGGCAGCGTATTTTGCGGCTACTTTAATCGCCGTAATTGATTTGGCGAGGCGTATGTTTGCGTTGATCTTTCCAAAGGTTCGTTATTTGAAAGGGTGCAAAATTCAGGAATTAATGAAAAAAGGGTGCGAATATCTGGGTTATCAATTCGAATCCAATTTATTAACTCAGTTTCCAAATTTTACGGTCGTTCCTGTTCCTTTAGTTAGGAATCGTAAATCGATTTTCATGTTCCCCAGTGACGAGTTAACAAACGCATTCAATAAAACGACGCCCAGTTCAAGCGATACGGTAGCGACGTTAGGTCAACTGTTCGATGCGTGCGAAACGATGTTTAATGCGAGAACAAGGGTAAATAACGGCGTTGTACGATTTGAACGGAGGGATTACGGACAAACAAATGTTAACGTAACGATTGATCCAGCCTTAAATATCCAACAGGATCGAGACGATGCGTTCACTTACAACGTCGACGACATCTGGAAACGATATTACATTCATTTCACTTTGGATTCGATGGATATTTACACAATGGACGAAAATTACGATCACCACGACGCTGAATATTCGACCGAGCCGACTTCATTTGTTAACGAAGATCTGGTTTCAATCAAAGGTTTAAACGACGTTCCAGTTCCTTTTGCGTTGGGATATCGAAAAGCTGGTTTAAACTGGCTGGAAAAACTCGCAAAAGGGTTTTTTACCGTTATCGATTGGGTTACTGGAGTTTTGGGAGGTTACACGAACTACGTTGGTAAAATAAATCAAAGGGTCGGCGTGTTGGTAATTAGCCAAAATTATTTCGGAGTTACAAAATTACTTTGGACGATTGGGGGAAAACAGCCGCAATCGTGGGCTTCGTATTGTTCTGGGCGTGGTTTGTGGCAAAATTTCCACTACATTAACCAAATCACGTTAAATGATTACATCGTTAAGGCCGATGCAAGGATTCGGATAACTTCAAACGATTTCGTAAATTTGTTAAATAACAACTACATCGAGGTAAATGGTTTGGTTTGTGAAGTGTTACGGCTTGAATGGATTGACGAAAAATCGCTTGCGACAATTACGTACAGGATTCCCAACGATTACGCCTCTGGTAAAGTTTATACATTGACGATAAATGAATGATGTTAAAAAACATATCGAGCAACTTCAAAAATCGTTTAAAACGATGCTCAAAGCCAACGAGGATATTTTAAAAAAATTACCCGAGGAACAACGGTTAAAAGTGGCACCGATTCAGGCCGATATTAACGAAATAATGAGGGCGGTAAAAAAAGGGGATTTACTAAGGGTTAACGAAATACGGGGAAAATATGCCGATCCAGATACTGAGTAAAGAATACACCGATTTATTTAATGTGGTGCGTTCCTTTTTGAGGGGCAACGCTGGCGACCGTCAGCTACTCAAAGTAAGGATGCGTGCGTCGATTAGTATTTCGTCACTGAATAATCCGTTAACACTGGATATCGCTAACTACCAAATTATTTCAAGTTCTCAAAGTTGGCTCGATGAGGGCTTTCGATTAGGCGATACGGTTCAGTTGGATTTTTACGACCAATTAAACCCAGTTCCGTTAAATTCTTATCAGGCAACTGTTAACTATATTGACGACCAAATACTCGAAATAAACACTTTGCTCGGTTGGTATTCAATCGTAAATGATCAATTTGCGGTTATTTCCGTTGTGGATCGAGCGAGGGATACACTGGAAGTATTAACCAATTTTACACAAAATAATCAGCCCGGATCGGAATTTTCGTTAATTGACGGCGAAGTTACTCGTATTAAATTTGAGGGAATCGACGCACTGGCACCGACTTTCGATATCGTTGGGGTTCAAACTGGGAATAAATCAGGATCCTTTCAAGTGGCTTCGTTATTGGAACGAATAGACGCTGGAACGTCAAACATTGAAAGGGAATATTTACTGTTTTTAACCACTACTCAAAGCGGAGTTTACGACGAGGAGTGGTTTTTTACCAACGATTGCCTGAAACAATACACGAAAATGTTATGGAGTTCCCTCGCCAATGAACCTTATTCGCAAACTGAAATCGTAATAAATGACGGAAGCGATACTGGTTGGTTTGACGAGGCGTTTAACACTGGTTCAATTAATGCAACGTTGATTCAAGGTATTTCGTACGTCGATTATCAATTCCCGACTACTGGTCAATTCGTTATTGATTCAAGTTCCAGCGATTACGGTTTTGGGTCGTGCTACATTCCAATCGATGAAAGTTATTACAAAAATCGACCTTATTCCCAGAGTCAAATAACGATGAATATTCCGACGACTGATTTCGGAATAATTGGTACGCCTTATTCGTCAAATCAAAATGAGTTCGGTGCTGGTTACACTTTGGAAATTACGAACGTTTCGGTTTCTGGAACGGTTTATACGTGCGATTTTGAACTGATCCCTAACGCACAAATGGCGACCTTTTTTGAGGGCCGAGAGGAGGGCGATCGTAAATTTTACATTTGGGCTCGATTTGGAAACGTCAATTTATTGGTTTTTGACGGTCAACTGGAAACGCAACCGCCATCGGGGGGGCTTTGGATTCCAGAAATAAGCCAATTTTTTGATCATTCAGAACAAACCACTACGCCCAGTATTAATATTCAAGGATATTCGGCAAATATCGAGGACGATTTGGGCTGGACTGGTTATTTTTTACTCGATAATTCAACGGTTTACGATTCAGTAACGGCAAAAATCGAGGCGCACAACTCAGTAACTGGCGAATCATTTACTTTAAATTCCACTTTTTTCGATTTTTCAACGGTTCCCTACAACGGTACTAAACACCTTTTAAATATTACGCAGCCAGTTCAAACCCAGTTACCGACTACCAGTGTAAAAAGGGATGCGTTTTTGTTTTTGGAACCGTCAATCGATACATTAACACAATATGGGGTCGTTCTTTATTTCCCTTTTTTGTATCGCTGGGAATATTGGCTCGCACAAACGAATGCGGATTCGGATTTTTACCCAAATTACCAGACGAAAAACTGGTATCCATACGACTCGACTGGCGATTGGAATGTTAGGTTAAAAATTGATCTGGTAAAAGACGGTTTAAGTTATTCTCATATCGAGGACGTAACGATTAAAAATTACGATAGCGATCCAGTAATAAAACAAGGGATTGAACTTTACGTCGATTCAACAAATCAAAACGTTCAAATCGTTGTCGAAAATCAATTAATGAGGGTCGTCGCTACGCATGAATTAATCGACGGAACTGGCTGGAATCCCTCCGAGATTTGGGGCATGATAACAGTTGAACCAAAGGAGGGTGCGCCGAGGTATATTTTATCGACGGTAGTTCCTTTTGATTACGACCCAAATAACCCTTTAACGCCTTTAAGTGGAACGTTAATAAATATAACGTACCCGTCAATGAATATCGCTCGAATGGAGTGCTATTTCGACCCAACAAAAATCGATTTATCCAACGGGGTTAAATTCACTACTAAGGTAAAAGGATGTACGGGCGAGGAATTTTTACTAACTAAATTAACGACGTTTGGAGTTCCAAAGGAAACGACGGACGGATTTACTAAATTAAAAGCGTAATAAAATGGGGCAACAAATTAACCAATATGCGAACGAAGCAACTGAGTTGAACGATGACGATTATTTGGATATCGATAAATATCTGGGACCGTCCAGTTATCAATCAAATAAAATCAAAGCTGAAACAGTTCGTGCGGCAATGTATAACGGGATCTGGTCGCAAACAAACGACATAACGGTTTCTGGTATTAATTTCATGACACCGTTAAGCGGTTCAGGGGTTGGATCTTTAACTGTTCCGGCAAATGGGTTTCAAGTTGGGAATACGTTTCACTTTAAAATCGGAGGTCAAATAACGGCAGCCAATAACGAAACGATTGAATTTCACGTAATGAGTGCATCGACGATTTTAGCCGATTCCAGTATTATTACGTTGCCAAATATTTCGGCAA